CATTCGAGCCGCCGTCAATTATGGTGGCGTTAGGTGCGAAAATGTAAGGCCGACCAGCATCCTCGGTATAGGTGTTGGCGGCTTTGAATGCTGATCCAGCGACACGCACAAAGCTAGCTGTTCTGGCCGCATCGCGTGTAAACAAAATATTTTGAGTGACGTATTGGGTTGAGAGGTAGCGCAAGAACGAGGCAGAAATATTATGCAGAGCTTCGTTGGTTTGTTGGTCAATCCAAAGATCGGCGTTTCCGTTGTTGCCTTCAATGTAGCATGCCCCACTAACATCAAGACCGATTGACCCTTCAGTGCCGCAATTGACTACTTTGACGCCCCATGCAGACGTCGAGGCCAAAGGCAATCCAATGCCGTTGCCTTCAATCGATCCGCCAATGATACGGATACACGCGGCATTAGTGGCCAGCCCGCCCCAACTGTAGTTTGTGGCAAGAATACAATCGCGGAACGTGATTGAGTTTGGCCGTGAGAAATCGGAATAGGAAAACTCCCAGCCTTGCACCCCAAGACGGATCGTGCATTCACCAAACACGCCTGAGAGAATATCTGTTCCAACAATCTGGCGCTCAAAAAAGGCAATGTCGCAGTTTTCGATTTCGAAGTAAGCGCAATTGTCAATCTTGAGGCCAATCGACCCAACGCGCCGTAATGGGCCATGAAAGGCCATTCCTTGAATACGCAACCAAGTTGAAACGCCGTCAGCCGTGCCATAGCGAAGGTCCAGCAGGACGCCAGCGTGAAATGCATACATGCCACTGGCCGATGCGCTTGTGCCGCGAATAGCTAGCCCTGAACGCCTGCCTGCCGTGGGGTCTGTGATGACAGCCGTGGTGCCATAGATCAGCGGCGCAGTGATAACGCTCCAGCCGTTTGGTGCGATAATTTCACGGCCTGATGTTTCGGCAAAATCCAAACACGCCTGCCACTCTGCGGTGTCATCGGTGCCAAGGATAATCCGAATGCCAGCCGCAATCGGAACCGTCGCGCCAACGACGGCGGTTGTCGCGTTCGTCACGCTAATAATTGTCGTAACCAACGGCGAAGCAAGTGGCCCTAAAAATACCGCCTTGCCAACATCGGCGCTTGTAAAGCCAATCGTAGCCGACGAAACAGAAGTTGTGCCAGTGCCTACGCCGTCATCGGCTACACGCGCATCAACCGCAGCACCGAACCATCGAGGGTCTAGGAACATGTTCTCTTGACGCTTCCAACGCCCAGTCGTGACAGCCGTTTCCTTGATAATTGTGCCGTTGTCATCGGTTGTGGTTGAGGCTGCGTCCCAGCGGAATGTCCCGCCGCCGTCGCCTGCGCTCCAGTTATTGACCAGATAAATTTGCGTTGGACGTCCACTAGGCCACAAGGCCGCACGCAAAGCCACAATGTTGCCTACAGTTTGAACCGCATCTGGAAGCAACGGGATTTCTGGAGGAACGCCTTTGGCAATCCGCTTGGTGTCCTGAACCATCGCGGTCAGACGGTCGAGCGCCGTATTACGATCACGCGAAGACACGGGGCCAGCCCCAAAATCATCGGTCCGCTGAACGATAATGTCGCGATAGATTGTGACGGTGACGTTTGAGACAGCAGCAACCAGCGTGACCGTGCCACCATCAAAGCCTCCTTCGGTGCCGGGGTTTCCAACAAAAGTGAAATCCGATTGCAACAGCAAGGATGCACCCACAAGAACCTGAATATCTGTCTTGTCAAAGCATGTCCAAGGAAAGCTGAAAACACTCTGCGCAGTCGTGACTACGAAGGTTGTGACGGTGGATTCATCGGGAACGGTGATATGGGCCATGACGCACAATTTGCCCGCCATAGCCCACGTAAAACACGCACACCCTATTCAACTGGAGCGGGAGCCACACCCATTGCGTCAGCCTTTTTTGCCGACATCATGGCGAAGTCCACATAGTATTCTTGAATGACTTGCGCTCGAGCAATTTTGTTGCCCTCGTCCATCACGTTGTCAATCATCTCTTGCTTGGCAACGTCATCTGACACAGCATAAATAGCGCCTTCATCGCCCTCACCATTCACCATCGCATTAAGCCGTGGCAAGATGATTTCACCACGAACCTCAAGAATGCGGTTGTAAATGTCTGGACGATCAGACAGGGGATACTTGCGGTCATCGCCGGGGCCAGCCGACAATTCTTCTGGGACAGTAATCGTTTTTTGCATGTTCGGCGGATAATACCGCAAGCGCTCAAGTTCCCCGTCGATAGGTTCCCACTTGTTCTTTGAGGCGCGCGAAGGTGACAGGATTTCCCAAGCAGTGCCCATGCCAGAGACCTGCATTTGCGGGCGGCCCCACATGTCCCGGCGAATTGGGAGAGTTTCGGACACTCCGGGAATGCGGGTCTTAGCTTGCTGCATAAAGGACTCAAGCCCGCTCAGAATGTCATTTGCGCCGCCGGACTCACGGGGAGTCACCATTGGCTCACGGGCATAAGGATCGGCCAAGCGCTCACCCAAACCAGCAATGGCGGGAATAGGGGCTGATAATTTGGAGAGAACGAATTGTTCCCCATAGCGCTTTGGGTCGCCCATAAACTCAAACAAATCGGCCGCGCCCGAGAGCATGGATTTGTTCACGTAGGCGTTACCAATTGCGCCGATAGTGGTTGCCGCAATTTCACTCCACTGCTCGATGGAGTCCATGTCGTCCCAATCGGTGTTAAGCGCAATATCCCCAAGATCAGAAGCAATAGAGAACAGCGTGCCCATTGGATCGAGTCGACTGTAAGAATACCAAGTGTCGCCCACGCGCACGCTATATGGCTGCCAACCTTGCCGTTGCAGCAATTGGCGTTGTTGTGGATCTATCGGGCCACCACCGGACAATTGCCCGCTGGCCGCCAAAGAAAACGCCGTCCACATAATTGCAGAACCGGCCATCATACGGGTGCGCGCAATCTCGCCACGAGCCCCGCCTTCTGCCAAGTCCTTCTGATAGCGCGCCATCATGGGGGCAAGAGGCGATGACCGAAAGGCATAAGACATAAGGTTGGCCGGAGTATTGATAAACGGCATGATCACGCCCGACGCATAGCCACCAGCAGGACCGCCGCGCTCGGCCGCTTGGCGAATGTTGAGCATGATCTTACCCCAGCCGGGGCCGCTTCGTCCTTCGCTATCCGTCCAAGTCTCTTGGCTTCTGGAGAAGGTGGCTTCCTCGGAAAGCCTGCCCGCCTCGTCAATCATGTCATCAGTTGGATTGGCAACCAATTCACGTTGGCGCTTCACCACGTCCTCACGATTAAGGGCACCAGCGTTGACTTCATCCATGGCCTTGCGGAAGGCCGTGGCATTCATTGAGCCCGAAGTAAGGGCATACTTGAACACGTTATCCATGGCGTTTGTCGCGCCGCCGGGTAGCTTCACTAAGAAGTCACCCACGTTGGCAACGGCACGAATGCCCTGATTTTTTGAGCCCGCCATTTTAGGGAACATGTGTTGAGCATTCATCTCAGCCTTGCCGCCGGATTTCTCGGCCGTGTTCCAAAAGGCCTTGAATTTATCGCCCGCTCTGATCACGTCCCAGAAGGCCTGAAGTTGCCCGGCAAACATAGCCGTAGCCTCTCCCTCTTTAACCGCTCCCGTGCCGCCGGTGGTCATAGGTGCAAGCGCACGCAAGGCAGTCTCGAACGTCATGCCCATTGCGTTGCCGGTAATGTTGGCGACGTGAGTCGAGGGGGCAGTCAGCATTGAGGCTTGGATAATCGTTCGCATGCGTTGAGCATTGGTCATCTGCGGGGCTTTGCGTGCAATCTCCCCAATGGTGGAGTCGTCGAGCGCGCCGATTTGGCGGGCAAGATCAATGTTGCCTTGACGCAGTGCGCCATCAGCACCGTTCACCAATTCACGAACGCGTGTTGCGATTGCTTCACTCGAGCCCACGGGCATACGCCATGTTTGCAAGGCCCGACCGGCTTCAGCACGCGCACCCATGGCGGCTTCTTCAATCGTGCCATGAACGCTTAGCATTTGGCGGAATACCATCATGTTTGCGTCGGTTGGATTGTCGGCCGCCAGTTTGGCAACCTCTCGCAATTTAGAGCCGCTCTCACCCCAGAGCATACGCAAGGCAATCGTTTCCTTGTCGTTGGCAGCCTGCCCCGGACGGCGCGATAGAAGATCGACAAAAGCCTTATCCGATTGCGTAAGCGCTTCAGCACCCGCCTTGGATTGCTCCCACGTTTGGACACCACGCCGCGCCGCATCAATGGCGTCGGGTCTGCTTTCGATCATTTGAGCAATGATGCTGTTCACGTCATCGGGCTGGGCGATCTTGGCAAAGTTAATCTCAAACGGATTTTCACCAAACGATGGGGCTACATCGCCCGTAGCTTGAGCCTGAGCGGCGTCTGCCTCTGCCTGAGTGGGGCGTGGGCTGACAAGGTTTTGCTGTGCTTCTAGCTCATTGTCTACTCCAGAACGAATGTTGAAAATGTGGGTTCCACGAAACGTGCCGTTCTCAGCGTAGGTTAGCGTCTCTCCCGTTTCCTGATCGAAAGCGCGCACCAGCATCATTCGGTCTTTGATCGCGCTCTCTGGGATTAGGTCAAACGCGCCAGCGTCTAGCATTCGCGCAAAGTATCGGTCCGAGTCAGCACCCGATGTGGAATTAGCGCCATAGCCGCCTTCAATACTGGCGACAACGCGAGCATTGGCCGGGTCGGCTTTGAAACGCTGTGTCGCATCAGCAATTTCCGCCCACATTTGGCTATACTGGCCGGCAACTTGACGTTCGGGGTCAGCGGCACCAGCAGACCCCACCGCATCCGCCGTTCGCGTCATAGCGGCCGCTTCTGTGGCGTTGCCCTCTATCGGGGCCATGTCAGCCGCTTTGCGTGTAGTTTTTACCCGAACAAGGTCTGCTTCTGGATCACCGAGAACCTTCATGGCTTCGTTAAGATCGGTGACAACCTTGCGCTCGGCAGAAAGTGTTTCCGCCATAAGCTGATCGGCTTGGGGTTTGATTTGAGCCTGAGCCTTCTTGAGTTGGCGATACGCTGAAATCTGCTTGACCATGGGGCCGATTGCTTCAAGCCCCACGCCAATCAAGCCGCCTTCAACCACGTTTTTAAGACGGGACTCTAGCGCCGTGTCATCTTCATCAGATGCCAGCCATTCGGTGACTGGGTTCGACAATTCTGGAACAGTCTCGATCAAGTCACTCAAGCGCTTGTCGGTTTCATCAAATGCGGCAAAGTCAGCAATGGCACCCGTGACCATGGCCTTAGAGAATTTTCCCACGGTCGAAGCAGTTTGCCAGCCCTTAAGCGCACGACCGGCAACACCCATAGACGCGCCAAACTGCGAGATAGCACGGACAACGCCACCAGTTACGGACGCTGGTTGCTGACCGACCACCGGCAATTCAGGAGCGGCAGACTCATTAAGATCAACGCCAAGCGCTTGAGCATCCCGTTCAAAGTTACCGCCCCGACCAGTCATACCCACGCGGAATTGAGCATTGCCTGCAACACCGTCGCCAACGCCACTCCAAACCACATAAGGGTTAGGGACAATTTTGGAGAGTTCGTTACCGGCAATCTGAATGGCGTCTAAGGTTTCGTTGATCCCCGATGCAGCACCAGCCAAGATTTGAGTGGGTGCCTCGACGCCAAGACCAAACGCAACATCTTTTGCCGCGCCAGACGCCATGTCGCCCAATGATTTGCCGGGAGCAGATTGGGCCGCCTCCGCATTCAATGCGTCAATTTCGGACATAATGTCATTAGTTTCGACCGCACCAAAATTATTCTCGGCAGTAGAATCCAGTTCAGCATTTTCATTTGTGAACCGAGCGATGGCGTCCATATTAGCCATGCCCTTTTGAACGTTTGCTCGAGCGGTTGCCTCGTCGGCGGTATCGTATGAATAGCCATAGCCACCCGTTTCCGAGCGCATGACATAAACGTTTTCGTTCGGATTAAACTTGGCCACACGTTCACGGCGCGACTCAATTAAGGCCTGCGCTTCTTCTTGCGTGTTGGCGTCTACATAAGCCGTAATCGTGCGATCACCCAAGGCAACCGGCACAGAAAACATTGTGGGCTGGGGAGCGGCGGTATCGGGTTCCATTTTTAATTCCTTGCGGTCGCGGCTCTGAGTTCATTGCGAAGCGCGGCTAGTCTTTGTGACTTCACGGTAGCGGGAGCATTTGACCGGGTAGTTGCCTGAATGTCTGCATTGATTTGCTGAACGTTTCGGACTTGCCCGGTTGGTGATGACTTTCGCCCTGCCCGAGTGATGTAGTTCTTGCGAAACGCAGCATGATACTTGTCGCGGTCCTGCTCATTCCAGCTTGGGTTTGCATCAATCACGTCGCTATAGCTGCGCTCCATGTAATCAATGTCTTCTGGCTTAGCCCCGGCTGCCTTCATTGCATTGCGGGTGTCTGACAAACGGTCTTTGTCATCACGGTTCCATTCGGCACGGGCGGCACGCTCAATAGATCGGAATTGGGCCTCTGTGATAATACCCGCGCCACGGGCTCTGCGCGCTTCAGAAATGGCGGCATCGGGCTCAACGTCCGCTTGGTCACGCAAATCATAAACAAGCCCCTGAGCCTGCTCTCTCGCGCCAAGGCGGGCCTCTCTAGTGGCGTCGGCTTCAGCACGCCTTGCCGCTGCAATAGATTGGTTTCTTGCCGTCTCTGCCCGAGAAGCGGCGGCGCGTGTGTTCCCCCGAAGGGCGTCCGCTTGAGTGGCGCTAATGTCACCGGCGGCTTCGCGCTTGTTAATCTCGGCAATGCTAAGGCCACCGGCGTCAGCCGCAGGCAAAAGCGTGTAATAATTAGTCTGATGCTTTTCGCGAGTTGCAGCCGTCGCGGCACGTTCTTCCGCGTCGGAGTCTTGCTTGAGTCGACGGGCCTGACTGGCATTCTCGATAAGAGCGTCATCAGCCACTTTAAGCAAGCGGGTGCGTTCGGCCTGATCTAAGCCAGCCAATGCCGGGTTAGTCTCAAATGCAGCCAAGAGACCGGCGCGCGCTTTGGCTTCAGACCCGGCAATAGTATCACCACCGGCCATCGCATCGCTAAACGTAGTGGCAACCGTGCGCCCAACAGTCAGTGAAGCAAGTTGACCAGACACCACGCGAAAGTCACGATCAGCCTCTACAGCCGTATAGGTCGAGAGCGGATTCTCAACCTTGCCCCTGATACCCTCTTGCAGCTTTTGCATAGCCTCAACGGCTTCATCGGATCCAAGTGTTCCATTGCGAGCGGCCGCCTCAAGAACGGCACGATTGCGAGAGATACCAACGTCAATATCATCCAATGACTTTTTAAGGTCACGCTGAACCTTGGCCTTGGTAATGCCAGTAGTGCGGCGGGCAATCGCTCGATCCCAAGATTGCTCGACCGCAACAGCCAAAGAACCACGCGCGCCTTTAATCTGGGCAGACTTGGCTTCAAGTGCAGCTAGGCTAAACTTTTCTGGATCGGCACTATATTGTTGCTCGAGCGCCGCAAGAGTTTCATCGCGGTCAATGTCGTTGCGGGCTAGATAGGCCTGCTCATTGGCTCGCTTGTAGGCAAGATCAATGTCGGTGATTGGAATAACGTCAGACTGGATTCCGGCATCGCCCTCAATGCGTCCCTTGGTAGCCGCTTCGTCCATCAGGGCAGGCTTCACGCGGCGTTCAATGTCTTGCCCAAGACCGGTTAAGGCCTCGCCAATGCCGGGGTCAAACATGCGAACACCACTTTGCAGCGGCGTTGTTCCAGTTGGTCGAATGAGTTGGCCGAAGCCGTCACCAAGGGCCATGATTATTTCTTTCCGCCCATTTTAGCCATACTGCTACCGGCATCCATAATTGATGGAACCGCCTCTAGCCAGCCAGCCACCTTAGCAAAGCGGCTTGCCTTACGGGCAGACCTTGCGGACATTCGGGCAGTATCGGCCTCTTGTGCAAACCCAAGCTGCGAGATTTGCAGGCCACGGGTTGCCTGCTTTTGAACTTGGCGGTCAATTGCCATTGCAGTTGGAGAATTGAAGCTAACATTGCGGGCACCACGAAGGGCGGCAATAGTTTGCATTGCGCTGTCCAATTCCTGATACCGGGAGGCAGAGTCTTGCTGGCCCTGTAGTTTAATACCGGCGGCCCGACGCTCAAAGTTAAGAGCCTCGCTCTTTAGTTCAGACGCGCGTTGATAGCCCTTAGAAACAGAGCCCGCAGCTTCTAAAGCTGATGCAGCAACCGATCCTTGCATTAACTTTTAACCTCCAACGTGACCGCCTCAACAACCAAGGGGGCCGGGATTTCTTGAGATATAATCATGGTGCGATTCCATCCAATGCCCTGACACCAATGCTCTCGCGTATCAGACCATAGAGGCGGCAAGTCATCTTCTGAAGACTCGGGGAAAAAGGCGCCCATTTCATAATTGTCAGCACGGAATGAACCGCTTGCAACCACCGTAATAAACGCGCGAATGATTTGCATGGGTCGCCATTGCCCGTTCTCGCCATCAATCGGAGGAGGGTACTCAACCGTGACTGTAGGCGCAAAACCAATATCAACCGTCCCAGTCCAATCTTCGGGCACAAAGTCATCATATAGCCCTTGGAAGATGGTCTGCTTGTGTTGAGTGATTGTCACTTGGGTTCCATCAAACACGGTTGGCATAGAAGGCGACGAACCAGTTGTTCCCGTGACGCAGCCGTCTAGGACGCAATCGTCGGACAATTCCTCACCAAAGAAGCCATCCAATCCAGCAAGGGTTCGCATTGACGAAAGAACCAATCGACCATCCAAAACAGCAATTGACTTCCATTGTCCCTCTGTGTCCCAAGGACACCAGCCCGCAGACTCTTGCGAACGGCGGTAACGCATCCACGCAATAGAGCCATCTTCTTTCAGAACCACAATTTCACGATCAGATGTTGCGGTGGCGGGCAGAACTGAAATCTTCTTCGGCGTGCCCATCATGTGAAAAGACAATTCGGACAAGTCAGCCACATCCCAAGAGCGGCGAACATTACCCGTGGGCACAAGAACCAGCATGCGCCCAGAACGTGCTTCACAAAACAGCATACCCTCAGACACACGGACTGGAGCAGTGTTACCAATAACCTCGGGACCAATCGCTAGAAACTCAGCATTGGTTGGGCTGAATGGTGCGCCGGTTGTCTCGGGGACATAGTAAGCGCCCGCCTCCGTGAACACCAACAATTGCTCCATTGAACCAACAAACAAAACCCGCAAGGAGTCGTCACGCCCGACAGTCTCAATCACGGCATCGTTAGGGCCAGCCTCACCAGTGTCAAAGTCATCTGGATCTCCGGCAATAGACGCAGCCAATAGGTTTTGAGCGGCCGGGAAGTCGAACAGCAATTGGCGCCCGCGATGATATGCGACGCCCCCGGGGAAGCCACGAGCATCCGAGATAAGCGCTTCGTCCCAATCTACAGCAGCCGCAGGAGTCGCGTTCGTGCAAGCAGCAGTTAGCTTTGCGCGCTGATTGGGGCCAACAAGGTTTTCGTTGGTTGCGCCGCCGATGAAGTTTTCATAGCCGTTGATCAACAGAACGGTTAAAGCGGTCCCGCTTGGAATGTCAGTGACAAGCCCTTGAACCTTGGAGTCTGCACCCTCAACAATATCACCAACAGAAAAGCCAACAGAGGTGACGACGGGAACATTGAGGGTAGGGAACAGCGCGCCCTGAACCGTCCCTGTGGCGCTTGTTCCGCTTCCCACAGCCGTAATTAAAATCTCTTGGGTCACATAGCGAATACGCGCACCGACATGACCAGCCACAAAGTGACTTGCCGATGACGTGAGCGTGATCGAACCAGTTAAGGCCGACGGGGTAAGCGTGACGCCTGAAGCCTGAAACCGATAGTACGGCTGTCTAATCGTAGTGCCTTGGCCGGGAGTGAACGACTTCGCCGCGCGTGCCCATGTTGCCCCGGTCTTGATTAACTCTTGAGGATAGAAGGCCTGATGGGCAATGCTAACCCGGTTGGCCTCAGCCGCCACTTGCATCTTGTGGATATGCGCGCCGGTCCATGGGCAACCGGTAATAGTTTGGATCAGGGACCAAGACGAATTGTAAATATCCAGCCGACCATTTGAAAAGGCAAACAGAACCGCCTGAGACTGACCAATCCCAATAGTTTCATATCGACTATCGGCAATATGGCCCACCTTGCGATATGTGCCCCACCGACGAGACCAGCCGCCACCGCTTAAAATTCGTGTGTTGCGGGCTTGCAGCAATCCTTTGTTGCGAGCAACCGCATCGGTACGCAAACGATATTCTGGAGCGATCTCGCCACTCTCTACTGATGTGGTCCAAGTACGGATGCGGGGCATGGTTAAAGCCTCCCGCGTTCGCCAAGCCAAGCGCTTGCAAGCCTGCCAGTGCGGATAACTTGCGGTCCCGGAGACTGCCTTTTGTCCGACGCAAGCGCTTTGGCAAACAAGGCGTCGGCATCCCTCATGCGAATGCGCGCTTCTTGAATGTTGCGCTGCAAACTTTGGATATACAGGGCCTCAATCTCAGTCACGAAAGCTTCGGTGAAGTCATCCGACCAATCACCTTCAGGGGCACGGTGCGAGATTAGGGCCTCATATTCTCCGGGCGTCCGAACAACGATCTTTCCTTGAGTCAGCTTCCAATTGTCTAAGCGTTGCTCACCCACGCCAACCCAATGAATCCGCAAGGCTTCGGGGGGCTTACGATACGCATGCCGCATCTGCCCTACCGCTTGTTCACCTTGATAAACCAAAAGAACCGGATATGACGCAAAAGACCAAGTGTGCATCGAAAGCCGCTTGCGGGCCATGATCTCATAATTGGCCTTGGCAACCACGGCAGGCATGGAGTTATCTTCAAGGGACGTGATCAGTTGCCCACCGACACGAGCCAGCGCGGCCTGAACGATTTCAATAGGTGCAGCATAAGACATGGCCTATAGTCGCCCACCTCACGCACGCAATGAACGCACGTTCGACGGGCGGATTAAGAGTTGACGTGTTTGTTAAGCGACTTTAGAAAGCCTCGCTCAACCAGCGCACACTCCTTGGCGTAATCATCCATTTCAACTTCAGCGCCGACCGGCAACTTAATGTCGTCATGGGCGCTACTTAGGTAATGGCCGCAACGCGGAACCAGATGCTTTGCGAACCAGCGTCAATCAGAAACTCTTGGCGGCTGTTGACGGGTAGCCAATCGCCAATTTCAGTTGTCGGCGCAGACGTTCCCGGCATTGCCGCCACTTGCATGACAGTTGTTGCTGACGTGTTGATTGCAATCAGATTGGCCGCACGATTTGGCTGGCGCTCAAGCAAAGCAAGCAAGGTTGCGCTTGGGAAGATTTCCGTCCATGCGGCATTGTCCACAATGCTTGTGTTGGCCAGAGTCCGAAGGGTGCCAACTGGGTTGGCGTTATTAAAGCCGCCGCCGACAACTGGCTTGATTAGAAATAAGGCCACGATCTTGCTCCACGTTTAGCCCAAAGTGGCAGCAATGCAGGGTCAAACGAACGCACAAGAAAAAACCCCGCCGGTTAAGGCGGGGCTCAGTGTTACACTCAGGGGGAAAATATTAGAGTGCGGGTTCTTTTGGCACAGGAGCCGCAGCTTTAGCTTCAAGCGCTGCCTCATTAACGGGCTCGAGCGCAGATCCCGGAATGCCATCATAAAAGATTTCGAAGCCAGCATCGACTTCTTCTTGGCTGATATAGCGGTCATTGATATAGGAAGGGACCAAAACGCGATACTTTGCGCGGGTGTCTTCGCCGGGTTTTTCTGCCTTAGCCATTGATAATCTCCAAGATTTAGAATGCTAGAAAAGGGAAGGCGGCCTGAATTACAGGCCGTCAACGTTCATGCGGTCAGCGTAGGTGCGATTGGCTTGGCGCTCTTTGACCAAGAAGGAGCGGATTGAACCACCCCCAGACATGGTGCCGACAATGACGTAGTTCATACGCAAAGCCCGCAGAACGCCGGGAGGAATCTTGCCAAGCGAGAAGGTTGCACCGGCAGTCAGCGAAGCCAGAGGGATAACCGGGCCAGTGAGCAGCGAGATTGGCGAAGTCATGGCAACATCGGTTGCAGTCTGCAAAATAGGTTGCAACGAGGTGCCACCAGCAAAGGGAGCTACAACCTGAACAATCAATTCCATTTCGGAGTCGACGCCAATGTCACGAGGGTTTGCACCCAAGTCAATGGTGTCAGTCGAAACGGCTGTAGCGGTTGGCACTTGTGGGGTTGCATGGGGTTGGAAGGAATTTTCGCGGTCGAGAAACATAGTAGCCTCCAAAGGCAAAGAAACAGAGTGGTGACGCTGACTGCGCCCTATGCGGGCACAGTCGCCTCGGTGGTTAGGAGGGCATCACAAACCGAAATTGGGACACCACGGAAAGCGGTCCGCTCCTCGCCGTCGCCGGTTTTGAGTTCATGCAAGCCAAGGCGTGGGTTTTCCAAGGTTTGGATTTCCAGCCAGCTTTTCACGGTACGGTTCATGTAGAACACTGGGCGGCCAATTTGGCGCGCACCCGATGGCAACAAGTTGAGTGCACGACTCATCAAGCGAATGAGGTTGGCAGGGGAGACAGTGGACAGGTCCGAAACGTCAATGTTTGCAATGCGAACCAGATAGCGCCAATCGCGGACGTGATAACCGGGCATCCATTGGTATTGGGTTTCGTAGCCTTGGTAGCGACCACCGGCAGCGTCGAACAAGGTTTTCTTGCCCAAGTCTTCCACTTGAAGACCGGCTTTAGACCCCTTTGGGTAAATGCCGTGACAAGTGTTCTTGCCCCAAACGATCAACCAGATTGAAGTGTTGTCGGTGCCAAAACCGCCGCCATTAAGGACGTTTTGAGCAGACTCAGCGTTGGCTACGTTGCGGGTCGAGTAGCGAGGGGCAAAGCCTTGTGGCTGCTCTGGGTTGAGGCCGGAGTTTCCATAGAACATGGAAGTTGCCATTTGCTGGTTGATACCCTCAATAAAGGCAACATCTTCCGACAAACGCCACTCAGCAGATTGACCATTCAGGTTATAGAGAACCTCGTCAACCACCGAATAGTTTTCCAGAATACCGCAAGCGTCCACAATTTGCGCCGTGGTCGATTTACCGACAGGAACACCTTGGTTGAGCAGACGCCATGCAGCGGTTGGCAACGATGTACGAACCGTACCCTTGTGCCCGGTCGGCAAGTTGCCTTCGAAGAAGGGCATGTCGATCAGGATTTCGTTGGTCTGGGTTAGCAATTCCGCGACAGCGGCCAAGCTACCGTCTGGATCTAGGCGGGCGGTGACATCAACGAGAGAAGGAAAGTTAGCATTAACTGTAGCCATTGGGGACTCCTATTAGGCGCTGCGGCGGTAGATGCGTTCGTGAGCAGGAACGTCTTGTTTTGAAGGGGGAGGGGGCGGAACAAGTGGGGTTGCGTTGATCTTAGCAATCAATGCTTCCAAAGCCATCACGCCATCGGCCGTCAGGATTTGAGAAGTTAGGGCATTTGCTTTTTCGCCAAGGTGGCCAATGATAGCGTTCTTGGCAGCGGCAATGCGCTCAGATGGGTTTGCGCCCAACTTAGCCAATTCTGCTTTCATTGCATCAGCTTGCGCCGTTTGATCAGCCTTCATTTGCTCAAGTTCTTTGCGAACCATCATTTCGGCAAACTTGTTGGCCTCAGATGTAGTCAACTTCAACTCGCGGGCTGCTTCAACCAAAGTGAAGTAAGCCGCGTTGTTGGTGTCGATTTCAATTGGCTTGCCCGCGTCGTCTTTTAGATCCTCGGGAAGCGCAAGAATGTAGTTTCCATCGGTAGGAATTTCAGCGGCACGGGCGGCTTGCTTGGCTTGCTCGGCTGCGCTCGCTTCGTGAAGTGCCTTGATAGAGTCGACATCGAGATTGCCGTCTTTCCAAAACGCTTCTGGCAAACCCTCTGGTGCAGTCGCGGCTTGTGCCGCTGGTTGACCGGGCTGCTCAGTAGGCGCGACATTGCTAACATCAGCCGGTGAGTCCGGGGCTGCGTTTTGGTCGCTCGCTTGGTCCATCAGAGACAAGTGTAAATTCCTCAATCTTGGTGATCAGTTCGAGGACAAGTCTCTTTTTTCCCTCGGCTTCTCGAAACGCACAATCTTCAGCGTTGACGGGAAGCTGGGAAAGAACGGTTTGATCAAATAGCCATTGCATGACCCGACGCCCGGCCGGGGTTGAAAACGTGGCGTGCAAATCTTCTGAAATTGCGGGGGCAGGCGGGGCCGTGCGCGGGGCACGCAATGAGTCAAACGTTCTAGGCAATCGAGACATCTTGGCTTCCATCCATCGGCATACCGCCGCCTTGCTGCATCATGGCCATAGCTTGTTCTTGGGCAATCTGTTCCTCAGACTTTAGAACCAAGTGGCGCTCATTGGCCGTCTTTTGCAAATTCTCAATTGTTGCGCGTGCGTCAATCGGATTCCCAGCCTGCTCCATTTGCAGAAGTGGCGTAACCATGCTCATGATTTGCATAGTGGTTTGAATGTCCTCAAGATCACGGGCCTTGGAAAGTGGCGTGACCGGGCGCAATTGCACAAACTGCTTGTTGAGCGTGACTCCCAAATCCTGTCCGCGCTTGGCTCTTAGATATGTGAACCGGTTAATGATCGGAAGAACCCAGTTGTTTGTTGCCAAGTCTCGGGGCAATTCCATCCGGCGTGTGTTCCAAGCCTTTTCATCTACCCATTGGGTAGCGGTCGGCGGAGTTTTACCGGGTTGATCGGGGCGATCCTGATAGAGCGCTTTCTTAATCTTTTGTTCCAGCTTGTCGCGCTCGAACACGGCTGCATCAAGACGGGCATTGCTGGAAATAGCTTCTGGAGCCTCAGAATTTGGACCACGGGGCAACCATGTGCCAGCGTCGATCCCGCCCTCAACGTTCATAATCCCATCGTCCACATAGGACACAACGGGGTCAACGTCGCGGTTAAGCGCCTTCAGATACAAGTATGATAATTCGTCTAGCGTGCGGGCGGGCGGTAACGCCTTATAGGCAGGCCCCGGCATCCAAGCGGTAGTAAATGCTTTGCGCCACGGGGAAACAATAAAACCGCATGAGCCCGGACCAACGTGGGCACCGGGCGCGCTCATGTATTCGACTTTGTTGTTGATCAAGATGACGTGATACCAAGCCTCAATCATCGGGTCAGACCAGTCACGGCACCAGCCATCTACCAGATTGACAGTCTTTTTGCCTTCCGCCTCATCCGATTTTTTTAAGATACCGTTGAAAACAATTTCGGCCTCGGAGCGCTTCATAGGCGTCCACTCGCGGAATCGTCCATCGAATGAACCCAATGGTCCGCGCGCCAAGAAAAGTGAGGCTAACTCAATCGGCTGGCAGTCAAACGATTTGCCGGGACCGGGATCTGCAATCGACATGGCCATGACCGATATTGACCAATCACGGTACGCCTCACCGGCCGCCTCATAAAAATTTGAGCGCTCGATTTCGCCAAAGACTGCTTGGGCCTCAGCGTCAATCTCTGCCTCGAGTTGCTTCTTTTCCCCGGCGGATAGATTGTCTGTTGGTTCAAACTTTACCCAGCGCTCATGTCGGGGCGTGAACAAGTGAGTCATGTCAGACCCGAAGTCATCCACCGTATCTTGAAGCGTCGTATCAAACAGATCGTCTTCATCTTCTGGCTTGCGCGGGCTGTTGATGATCGTTGAGTTTACCCGGTTAGCCAAAGGGCGGGCAAAGCGCAGACATTCGTTCAGCCAGACTTGAGCCGTGTTGCGGTCTTGTCGGGCAGCGTTCAGCTTTTCGAGAACATATTTCTTGTCCACGGCTACCTCAATTCAGTGTAAAAATTGTCGCCGCCAATGCCGCCACCGCCTCCGCCACCACCGGTAAATCCACCGAACAAACCACCAGACCCACCACCGGCAGCGGCCGCCGCTTGAAGCGCAACCAGACCGCCCAAGATATTACCTTGATTGCCGCCTTGGCCCTTAACCAGACCAAACCGGCGGGCATATCTTTTGGTCAGAGTGTCGAGAACACTTTGCTGCGCGCCTAAATTTTCTTTGTCGGCTCGAGCAATCTCAGCATTGCGGGCGGCGACAACGGCCGGGTCTTCTTTGGGAGCCTTAGCTTTCATCATCGGAGATAGATTCCTGCGGGGATCGGGTGAACGCGGGCACCGCGCCTTCACGCACAAGATCACGGAAAAGGCCTATTGGTCGAAACGCACGGGACGAACTCCCCACCGCATGGGCCGTAAACGGAACACACCAAATTCCCAGTCTGGTGAGAAAATGCGGGCTTACTTGGCGTTTGACACCCAAGAACACAGCCCCGGCCCGCTGCATTATCAGCAACCAATGGTCAAACTGGGCAGGCGTGAGAGCATCCACCGTGATATTGCCCTGAGTGCAGTCGGTAATGATCCACCGTTCGCAGATTGGGTCATACCAAAACGGGTGACAGTGGCGAAACCCCTTGGGATTGAACAGATCGGTCCAAAATTCCCGCCGATTGCGCCCGACAAACGCAATAAACGCATCGGTCATGCGCGCTTCCTCAAGGCACCAGGACGATCACGGCGGAACACACGCGATTGCACGCGGGTATCCATCGGCTTTTGTGCCCTACCCCCAAGCGTAACCTCTGAAACCTCTCCAGCCCCGGCTAATAGGTACTGAAGGGCGTCCATCGGGTGAGAGGATTTGTTCTTGACAGGCTGATCAATCGTCACCATCCCATCGCGCCCAGACACCTGCTTCCACTTGTAGCCACCACCGAAGCCAGACACCAACATCCGGCACGATGAGTCGACTAACAACCCCGGAAAGCCCCCAACCATGCGGGCCAAAATAGCATCAACCGTTTCTAGGCGTGCGCTAATCCGCAAACCAGCCATGGCCTCACGAACAAACAGCCCGTGTTGGCGGAAAATATCATAAGACGTTGAGTTGGTTGCGTCATTGCCGAAGTCACCAGCCGGGTCTCCCCAGAACTTGATATTCTTCCAATCCAAATTCGGAATACGGCGGATTAACTCCCGCTTCAAAGCAGGCGCAAACTCGCTCGAGGACACGTCTTCCAAATAATACTCACCCAGAATATACCATCGGCGGCCATAAGTCTGACCCCACACAGCAGCAGGAGTCCGCCCAAAGTCCAAGCCCACAATCAATTCATGCTCGGGCTTGTAGGCCAATTGCTCTTTGGCAACGTGGATCTCTTTGTTCCAACCAGTATGCACGGGCTTACCCCCTCTCAATGCACCAGTGCGGTTCATACAAGTCATGTCGATGACTTCCTTTGACCGCCCCGCAATCTTGTCCGGGTAATAATCCGGCGACAGAAACGCCAAATTATCCGCCTCTGGATTTAGAACCCAGTCTACCACAACTCCCGCCGCGTCCTTAATTTCGATCAGCGCGGGAGGCTGAACTAAGAAATTCCAATCGGGCGGCTTGGCATGCTGTCTTTGCTGATCGACCGTGAACCAATCCGGCATCGGCACATCGCCCCGCATAATCGGAACCCAATGGCTCTCGTCCGCCGCGTTCATGTCCATGATCACACAAGGATTGCGAGCCCCGCCCACAAGCTGACCATTCACCCGCTTCCGCGATGGATAGCGGTCGATACGCTCTTTGATCTCGGTGAACATCTCCAAGGTCACAAACTGACCCTCGTTGATATACGCCCCCGTGAATTGAGTAGACTTCAGCTTGCGAACATCGGCAATGTCATCGAGCGCCAAGAACACAAACTCAGCCCGGATATTCCCCACCGACATCTTGAACGTCATCGGCGGCGTCTGATTAAGCAATCCCCAACCGTCTTCCTCTGGGTACAATTCGAGAAAGTCTTTGAGCAAAGTCTTCAATTCAGGTGCCGTCGCCCGTGTAATCAACCACCGGCTCTCACGGAAACCCTCAACCACATATTGCTCGGCCGCCATAATCCCAAGGCGCATAAGAGCGGCCCTAGTCTTCCCTGATCCAACCGGACCCTGAATAATATCCACCTTGGCGCGGGAATGCAGAAACGTCTCCAGCATCTTCCCATCCACCTGAGCATTCAACTGAGGCGTCTTACCCGATCTGTTTACTATCCGTCGTCCTGCCATGCCCTAACCATCCTCCATCCCCGCAGCATTAACCCCGCACAATCATCCTCCAATAACAACCCAAACGCAATAATCTTGCATACCAGACCGGTGCACTTTGTAAAATCGTTGCGTCAAATCGCTGGGCGGGAAAATAATCTTGCGCCAAATCCAAACAATCACGCAACAATTTTGCTACAAGATAGAGCCAATTTTCCTAGGGAGGGCTAAAATTTCCAACAACAAGGCAAAAAGACTGGGGGGGATAACGACTAGGGCATATTGCTGGGGGGCCAAAAATTCTTGGGGGATAGCTATACGCTTTTGACTCGTCGCGTTTACCCCCCACCCCCCTCGATAGTGCCGGCCCAAATCGGCAAGCCTTTTAATAGGCATGCTGGCTAGACTGATAGGGTCAAGAGAGGCGGTCCGATACGCCTATCAACCAACAATCGCCCATTAAACAGGGGGTTAAAGGGGGTCAAAAGAGTCCCATAATGCATATTATGCGAATACTCACGGGAAACACGTGAAGCCTAGTCAGCGTCGCCTTGATCAATACTATCCAATACATTCAACACATTAGGCCGCGTCGGTTGAATAGTGATCGTCGGCATTTCATCCCGAGAAGGGGCCGGAAGGTAGTTGATAATGACGTCGCCGTTCAAGTTATTAGTCGTCGCCTTGTCGCCGCCTAGATCGCCAGTCAGCGTTAGGAAGGTCTTAATCGCTTCAATTCGGGCGCCGTCAGATTTTGACGTTTTGACTATTTCTAAGAGAGAATTTCTACACAAATCGGCCCCGGATTGCATAAAACATTGCAATATATCTCGCTTTCTCGCAATAACGTGCGGTTTGCGTAAAGCTATGGCTAGAGCGTTTTGCGTGTAACCTACTCTTTCGGCTGCATCTTTTAGAGATAGTCCCTCATTTACGATTAATTCAAGCGCTTGATGCAAGCGGGGTGCAATGCGTGTCTGTCTTATGTTTGCTTCTGGCAAGTGATCTACTCGCATAGTCTTATCCAAGCCTCTTACAGACACGCTACGCGTGTTTAGTGATCATCCTGCAATGCTATCTACTATTTCTTGTCACTCTTATCTAGCTTTTGTTTATCGGGCCACATTGGGGCTTGATTGCCAGGCAAGCTGGTTGCTGCAATTGGGTAAAATAGTGTGTTGACTGGTGCAAATGGGGCTTGTATATAATCGGGCGTAGACGCGGCATGGGGCCGCTAAATCTAAGGGGAAGTATCATGCTAGATCACAAGCGGGCAAGGGGCCTAAGCCTAGCGGGCAATCGTCTAAGGATATTTGGATGCAATCGCGCGTGCCATGTTCTGCGCGGGAATATGGGTTCACATATACGCAATTGGCAAAGTCTTGGAATAACTACGTTAAGGCCAATCCCAAGTGCGGTCTAAAGGAAACATCGGCCCAAAAGTTAACCGAATGCGGGCAAGCAACACTAGCCTACTAGCCCCCTCTATGGCGTTTGGCTCGCATTTGGACTCGGGGTGTTCATGTGCGGGCCGCGCTTTCTAGCGTTTCTAGCTTGATCAAATAGCAATCGCGTTTGGTCAGACTTGAACCGATAGGGTTCAACACGGAAGGAAAACAGCATGACGCAATCAATAGGAAATTCATACTACGTCATAGGGGATTGGAAGTACGGCACCGTTAGCCTAACCAATCTTACACACGGGCGAGACAAGAGGCGCGCGCAAGAAACTAAATCTTGGATGCTTGCGGGCAATTTTGATGACGTGACTTTTCACGTTTGCAAGTGGGGTGACGGGTTCTCCAGCTTTGTTTCAATCCATGACGGCAAAGAATTTAAGCCGGGGCAAGGGTTCTGGACAGATCGCGCTTGGGGCGCTTTCTGGGAAGCGGTGAATAGACAATGACCGCCGAACACATGCGCAAAGAGATCATGAACACTGTTAAGGCAAATAGCCAGCCCGTTACGGGTGACTTCTGGCTTATGCTTGTGTTCCGAACCGAGTCCGAGTTGCGGCAAATCTGCCAAGAAATGAACATAAACACGAGGGGAAATTGATATGGAAAAAGTAGCAACACGTTTAACCAGTGAAGCCCGCGCACGTTGGAAGGAATATCTGGCAGCGCATGTTATCGGGGAGCAGGCCGCTTTTGTGATCCTGCAAGATATAGAGCACGGCGGTAATCACGGGGTCGATGCTTTCATAGGCTGTAACTATGAAATCCGCGCACGTTACGGTGTCAGCGGCAATCCTAATCCGATCAACATCCCGCCCGAAGACTATGTGTGGGAAGATGCTGACGCATGACACGCAAGAGATTAACCACCGGGGAGTTAGCCAGACTGGGCCGCGATACTTGCGGGGAAGCGTGGCCTGAGATCATCCGGGAGGCTACGGGCATGAACCGGCGCACGTTGCAGCGGTGGCATGCCATGGCGGATATAGACCCGGCGATGGAGATTGGAAAAACCGCCGATCTTAGGGACGAAATGGGTGACGGGCTGGCATCACTTGGACTCGCGCTTATCAAGCTGGGTGAAGCAATCAAAGGGGGCGGGGCTTAGCGGCCTCGCCCTTTCACTTTGCGCCGGTCGGAACATTTGGACTCGTGGCGCTCATTCAAAATTCAATCAGCTAAGCGGTGGCATCTCTGAAAAGGGCGTGCCACTTTTCGCAATTCTCTGCGTGTTTCTCAATCTCGGTATCTGCCCGATCAATGACGTGATCCATGGAGTCGACCATCGAAACCGTGACCGATGGATTTTTAAGCGCGTCAAGATAGCTTGCCATTCTCGCCAGCCTGCCAGCCAATTGGACTCCCTGATTTGGACTCATGCTGATCGCCATTTTAAGCGCGTCAGGATCTATTCCGGCGTCCTTGGCAAACCGAATTGCACTGGCTAGGGCACCAACTCGGGCTGACTTCTGGGCCTTGATCATTCTAATCGCAGCCTCACGGACTATCTCGGGGGCGACAGGGGTAACAGCCTTGGGCTCAATTCCTACGTCCGAAATTGTCATGTCGATTGCAAGACGCCTCACGCGTGTACCCGTGCGAGCCTTTGGCGTTGTCACCTGAAACGGGACCGGCCTTTTGCATAGCGCGTCGGCCTGATCGCGTTCCATCACCACGACCGCTAGACCCATAGCCTGAATATACCAGTTTGCTTGGGCAGTGATAACGGGAAACTCTCCCCGGCCCTTGTCGATCTTTGTGTTGCCGATTGAAACCATATCCCCGGTGTCGCGTTCGAATGTCACCGAGATTGGTTTGCTCAGGCGTGTTGGTCTCCGCCCGTATGCTCTGCCCGGTCCCTCTAGCTTGGAGGCATAGCCATCCTGCAAGCCTGCATCAATGTCTAAACTGAATTGGGCCAAGCCAAGTCTAGCCCGGTGTGAACGCAAGAGAGCCACCAAATCGTGATCTTCCCGGACCATTTGTGGAAGGCTCACAATTGGGCTGTGGCTGGCTTCCTTGGTAATTTGGGTAGATGGTACCGAAACGACCGCCAATGCCGTTGACTGATGGGTATTATCCATTTGCGGGGCGGTCTGGGTGGCGTTCATGGGTGTGATTGGCTCCAACAGTCTGTTTGGCTTGGCAAGTGTCATTTGCTCTTGTTCGGTGTTTCGATCAAGAGACGCCTTCGGGGTAATCCGATGGCCTGCGTTGTTCATACTCCCAACGCGTCATGAGCAGAATGTATTTTAGCCTCTCGCGCGGGCCATCCTTTGCCTTGGCAAGTTCAATCAATTCAGCCGGGGCAGGCAACCACTTTGATTGGTGTAGCCATTCATCGCACGCGTCCAAGATCGTGTCGGCGGAATACTGGCTCAAGACTTCAATCATTGTTTCAGTCCAGACCGCAGCCTTGAAGCCTTGCATGCTTGGGGCTTTGCAGCATTGGACGATTTTAACCAATGCCTTAAGCAATTCGCGGCGGTCCGGTTTCACGATGCAAGACTTGATCGCTTCCAGACTTTCGGTGAACGGCCCTTCTGGCAGCTTCACAATGTCGCCTGACTTAGTTTGGCTGGCTCGAATCCAAAATTCAGGGTCGCTCTGTTTTGGAAAGTTCGCCCATAAGGTAGCCAAACAGTCCGTCATCAGTGCCAGTTGAGTTTGAGCCCTGCGCTCTGTTTCCTTGACCGGATAGTTGGCTGGCGTGGTTGTGATGATTTGCGTTGAAGTCATGAATTGTTCCTTCGTTCAAAAGTTCGATGATGTTAGAGGCTTTATCTCGAAGCCAGATTGCTAAGTCGCCCTGAAAGCGTCCGCCTTCCTTCTGGCAGTCTTGGGAGTCGTTCCAATGATTGAAGGCTGCAACAACCAAATCAGTCCCATGTGTTTTGGTTAGCGCTTGCCAGTTCGTCCAAGCCTTTGCCAACGTAAGGCGTTCCTTGCCCTTGGGGGTTAATCGCTTGCGGCAATCATCGAACACGGCCCGATCTGGTGTGATGATTTCCTGCTTGGATTTTGAAAGGGGTAGGGGTTTTATATTCAACGTCTCTTGTTCTACGTTCTCTGTTAAGCGTTCTCTGTTATGTGTGATCGTAGTGATCACAGGGGGTGTATCAA